TGTCCAGTAACCTGCTGACCGTGGTATGCGCCCTGCGCATCAAAGGCACTGTAGAACTGGCTGGTCTGGGCTGGAGTCCATGTCTTTGTCGGGTCAATCCCGGCAACGTCATTCTCCATATCCATCAACAGAGGATCGGTCGTAGCCGAGCCCATTGTCTGCTGATAGCTCTTCCCCTGGTCGTATAGACCGGAGGAAGCTAGTGCCGTATTCCACGCCCCAGTGAAGTTGTTGCTATTCAGATCCGCCTGGACAGTACTAATGTCCTGGTTATACGTAACCTGGTTAGCTGCGCTAAGCCCGCTTGTATTAGGATCTGCTACGGAGACTGACATATTAGAACCCTAGATGCCCTGTAGGGGAGAGGAACTACCGAACACCTAGGGCGAGCCCGGAGGCTCTAACCTTTCTTGCGATTCCGAATCGCGAAGTAAATGCTTATTACACCAGCAATAGCCGTGACAATAGCAGCCATCCCCTGCAAGAAGTTGTCATTATTGGACACCGCCGCTATAAACCAATTGATCACGGCCGCTCCCCAGACGTATGCCCCGAAATTGTGATGGTTGATGATTTGAGTGTGTGACATAAGTAAACCTATGCCAATCGAGTTATAATCATGTACGAGCCCGCATCAATACCGAGGTTTGTAACCGCAGAAAAATCTTGCGCCCATGCAAATGCTACGGTTCCGGCTGTGCTAGCAACGAAAACGGCGTCAATCATAAACGGTGTATATATTCCTCCATTATCCACTGCACCACTACCAAGTCCTGCGCCAGTTACAGTTGAGGATACGGCCGTAGAAAGAGATGCAACCGACGGGGAGGCAACGCCGGTAACTGAGAATACCTCATAGTGGGCCAGGCTATTGCCCAGTGTTCCAGAATAGTTCAGATTGGCATTGATACCCTGAGAACCGCTGTTTGTACTCCAGCCAGCGCAAACTTGCACACGATACGTCCCTGCTGCCGTAATCGCATACGTTAGATCAGGATCATTAGTTAGTGTCGTTGTGCTGGCGCGATTTGTGGTCGTCGCCTTCTGCTTTAGAACTGGACTAAATGCGCCTGAGGAAACGGGCACGCCGTTGACGTAGTAGCCACCCGTGACGTTGATGGTACCAATACCTTCATCCGTCAATCCTGCATTACCGACCTGAACACCGCCGTCACCACGGACGATAAATAATGAGGAACTGCCAGTGACATTAAAGATCGCCAGCGCAGAATCGCTGCTATTCGTTCCAGCATTGATAGTCAGGCCATTGGATTGCCCAGCAGTAGGGACACTAGCTATGTTTACGGCGTAGACGCCAGCAGCGCCGTTAATCGTCAGTGTGATCTTACCCGCAGCGGCGAGCATCTGGAACGGGCCAATATACCCAGCGGTGAGATTGTCAAACTTCGTCGCAATCGCTGTTGCGACGTTCCCATACTCCAAGTCAAACGCAGCGCCATTGATAACCGCATGCGCGGTCGTCAACGCTGTAAAGTTAGTACTTTCGGTATAGTTACTCATTACGCTATTCGTCCAATTTTAGCTGCGAACTGCGCTTGCTGTAGCGCGAAGATTCCGGTTACGGGCGTTGTTACGCCTATCTGTACATACTGCCCCTTCATATGTGCCGGATACTTGAAGAGATAAATACCACCACCTAGCAGAGTTCCGTAGGTCCCTATTCCATAATCCGATATGCCCCATTGTGCTGTGACCGGAATAAAGGGAATCTGCTGGCTAGTCTGGTTCTGCTGATTACCAAAATCAGCGCTCCACTGTAGAGCGAACTGCTGACTCCCGGAGGTAAATAGTACCAACTCAATCCGCTTGATAAGCTTGTAGCGGGAACCTACCTGCTGTCCCATATTCATCCAGGGACTGAGGTACGTAAAGACGTATGGTGTACCCTCGTCTGCAAACTCCTGAAGGCTGTAGTTACACAGCGTACCCTGGTTTGCTCTGGCAAGATAGAGACTTTGAGCCTGCTGCTTGCTGCTATAGCAAGCCGTTACTGCCATTGTCCATGTAGTTGTTATGCTACACTGTGCACCAACATCATCTTGATACAACCTACGCATATCAAAGCAGTAAGTCGTCGTATTGACAGGCAATCCTAGAATGTAGAAGCCGGTAAGGTTGTTATAGCACCCGGAAATGTTCGATAGTGTCTCTGCGGTTATCTGTTGCAGCAGCGTATCGCGGTTGTACTTACTTAGCGTTTCAGCAGGATTATTACGATTAGTCGTCAGACGCTGTAACGACTGTAATCCCTGTGGGCTAAGGAAGACAACATCGGTCTCTCCGATCTTGTCCACTGTCCATTGACTGACACAACCTGTGCCGTTAATTTCATCAAACACGTAGGCTTGAGTAGGGTCCATCCCAAGCATCGACCCACGCCCATCTGTGAAGAATACAATATGCTTTGTACCGCAGACAACGAGACTAGCATTAAAGGCAAAGATGGCAGTAACTTGGTCTGTTCCGTCAGACCAGATGGTGTGCATATCAATGATGCCAGCATTGCCATCAGTCGTACTCCAGTCCGTTTCGTCTAAGAGTCCTGAGTATTGTATCGTTTGGTAATCGTTCTGGACTACCCAGAGCCGCCCGAAGGCCGCACAACCGATGCCCCCACTAGGGGCAGTTCCTGCGGATTCAACAACTGTAGCAAACGTGCCAGTTCCGGTGTAGACAATTGGCTTGTGGCCGAGACCCAGCCCAATGCATTTGTTGTTGAAGTTCTGGAAGAACCAGCGTCCATTACCGAGGATGGCTCCAAGAGTGCCTCCAAGATTGTTCGTCGGCGCGGCGACATTGTTTCCGATACCACCTGGCCAGGCGAGGATAGTCTGGAATCCAAGAGTGGCACCGCCGTTATATTCAAACGCCGACAGTATGCTGGGAGTTCCACTGACAGGAGTCGTCGTTACTGAAGTCGCGCCGTAGCGCACTGCCAGCCGTCCTGACACATCAATGACGCAGTTCTGGGCAGTAAGGCAGTAGGAGGGATCGAGAAGCATCCCTGCTTCGACTGTATTAAGTCCCTTGAACCCAGGAGCGACGAACTCAAGTGGCTGAACGTCCTGCTGGCTTGGAGGGACTGTGGATAGATTCTTGAATCCCATTTCACGCTACAATCATCATGAGATCGCCCTGTGTTGCAATGTCCTTGCTAACCAGGTCGTCTCTAGCAGTTAAATACTTGTCCTGGGAGAACATATCGCTTGCGCCGAGGCTCTCACCGCGCTCCGAGAGCGCATACCATGCGGAGCCAAGTTCAATCATGCGGCTATCCATCAGGATAGGACTATCAGCACCCATACCACCAGACAGGAACCCCTGTACGATCACTATAGCCGACAGATCCCCGTAGGACAGCGGCGTTGTCCATGTGACGGCAGTTGAACCCTGTGTGAAGGTCGCTGTCACAACCTGTTGTACGGAACCCGTACCGAGTGTAACGGGATTCGGCCCAGTCCAGGTCGTAGTATACGTGCCCGTAGCATAAGGCCACGGAATCAAGAGTGTTGATGCTGTAGCGCCCAAAGCGGGCGTTGCGGTCATCGAGACGTTCGTGGCTCCTGTGTCCCAGATATCCGTCTGGTTCCCAACACCATTAGTAGGATCAATATACTGCTGGGGATTGTACAGAGTAATCTGAATATTCCTGGTTGTATTAGCACCGGGATACATGATAAGCTGTACATTGTCGTTACCTCGGTCCTGTACACAGAAGTTAGTGCTATACGCCACAGGCGTTTGATTTAGCACTGTGTTGTAATACATGATGTCCGCTAGCGGCATCTCGTCTAGGACGAAGGGAATTCCGAAAGTAGTGATGTCAAATACGAGCGCCACTTCGCGCCCCATCTTCGGATTGCGCTGTCGTACCACCTGACAGCCACTGTATGGGAACGCTCCGGGCGGTAGGAAGTACCCGCCGAGATCGTATATTTGCTGGAAGTTGTTTCCAGACACGTAGCCCATCGTGAAGCTTTGCCATCGTCTGGACCACTGGTGTTCTTGCTCACACTCTTCCTTGACGTGGTTGATGAAGTTGCAAAGCTGCAAATGGTACGGGTCGGTTATTGCGTTACCAGTCGTCGGGACGTTGGCCGCACTTAGCGGCTCACCAATGTTAATGAGTGTGCGAACCAACATCTGCCGCATGGTAAGCGTGGCCATGGCTTAGACTTTCTTAGCAACCGCCGCGAGTTTAGCTGCTTCAGCTTGGATATAAGCTGAAATCTTGGCTTTGATTTTGGTATACGCTGCCTGGATGGCGGCAGAGCCTACCACACCGACACCAACGCCAATCAGATGGGAAACGATATCAAACTTCATAATGTGCTCCTATAGCCAACATGGTTGAAAGTACGTGGTGCCATTTAGCTGAATTGGCAGCCACAGAGATGGGGCAGTTGTCGCCGTACCCGGTTTATTAGTCGCTGTGAACGTCGCAATCTGCGTACCAGTAAAGGCGGCATTGGTGTAGTTTACAGCGGCGCTGTTGGCAGCAAAGTTTGTCAACGTCAGCGGGGCGTGCGATGCAACACCATTCACTTGCAGAGCCGTAGCCGCGTCAGCGGTTATGGTGACGCCTGCTTGCGATCCAGTAGAGTCTACTTGCAGGGCAATGTAGGACCCGTTAAAGCCACCGAGGATCACTGGGCCGTTAAAGGCCCACAGACACATGCTTGCTAACGGAGCGCCTGTAACATTTCGTGAGCCTGGGCCAAGTCCGCCATACTCGGTTGCGCCATCCTGGAAAATGATTGCATAGCCCGTGCTACTCGTACCATCAATTACCAGGGGACTTAAGGCGGCTCCTGCCGTGATCCCGATAGCGTTCTGTACGCCATTACCAATGACTGCTAGAGATACGACACCTGTCGTCGGCTCGATAAACACTTCCGCTTGAAAGGTACTTGGACCAGAGAAGGTGTTTATGCTACCAAACGTGTTCCCAGCTACAATGTCCCAGAACCCGGATGCGATTTGCTCAAGCTGAACAACCTGGCCTACGGTTGAGAGTGTCAATGACCCGCCTGCGGCTAAACCCCGGATCGTATCGCCTGTCTTGGGCGTTATAACGATGTTGTGGGCGGCATTGACCAGGAACTGGTATGTGAGTCCGCTTACTACCGACGTCAGTCCTACGGCTGCCTTAGGCAGTGTAAACGTGATAGAACCAGTGGCATTCGTATTAGTCCAGGCCGTGCCAGAGTCGGTGCCTGTCAGGACCTGACTAGCTGTAACAGCCTTCGGCGTCCAGAATGGCTGTTTTAGAATAGTAGTTGAGGTAGACGCCATGATTGCCCTATATAGAAACCCCCTCCGTTAAGAGGGGGCTGCCGCTATTAGGCATCCAACAGGTTGTTGGTCACATACGGAATGGCAGAGCCACCACGCAGCATACCAGTACCATAGATCATATCAGCAGTGAAGAGATCCGCGAGGAACTCCTGCTTGTATTGCTGCTGGGTACGAATACCCATCTGCTCTACAAGCACCGCGCTATCGCGCTGGATCAGCCAAGCAAGGGCCCCACCAACCGCACCAGAAGTGGCAAAGATGTTGGGGAGGTTGTTCGACACGTACACTTCGACGGCGTACACGTTGCCAACCAAACCATTGCGAATGCTATTCCCAGAACCAGCCTCGCCAGTGAACGCTTGCTGCGTGAAACGCGCAACGCCCAAGAGGAGAGCCTTAGCAACCGGGGGCAGGACGAGGTAGCGAGCCGCCATCGGCGCATCAACCTGGTCAAGCTTCAGGATGCCACGACGAATACCGAGATCCGTCAGGTCAGTCGCATTACCCGCGTTACCATTAGCCGACGGATTCCAGATGGTTTGTCCGTCACCAACAGCTAGGGTCGCCGTGCTGGAAGCCAACACGTTACCCGTCGCAGGGTCTTCCACAAAGGTGCCAGCAGCGCCAAACGCGGTCGTGCCCGAACCCAACTGGAAGAAGATGTCGCGGTCAACGCGCTTCGCAATCGCATAACCCGAGTCGTCCGTGTAGAACCGACGAAGGCTGGGCAACGCTTGCACGTCAACGATATCCTCGATCAGACGAGAATACTCTTTATGCTTATTGATCGTGATGGTGATACCACCAACACCTGATTGATCAACGAAGGGCTGCAACGTAACCACGCTCTGCGCCACCTTGTTCACGGCAGTGCCGCGAGCAGGAGTCGGGATGTGGATAGTGTCGCCTTTCTTACCGCGATGATTCAGCTTACGGATCAGGTTCGCGAGGACCAGATTCGATTTGTATACTGCGACACAAGTGGTCCGACGCTTTCGCTACTCGGCTTGGACTATATCTTCAACAAAAGGAACTTTTGAACTTCTGTTG